ATTTCTGCAAGTTTTTCTAATGCTGATTTTCTTGCTTCTTCTTTTTTCTTATACTCGGCTTCAAGTAATGTTATTTCTGCTAGGTCGGCTTCGCGTTGTGCAATAAAGGCTTGCTTATCTGCACCAGTTAATTCAATTACTTGGTCGTCAATACCAACCATAATTTTATTTGTTGTAGCCATAAACTGAAACCCTTCCTGTAACTGTGCCAGTTGAAGTGATAAGACTAAAACCATCATAAGCACTTTCAACAGCGTGCATACCACCACCAGAAAAACCATACATAACATCATCAGTTCCTTGAGCAACATAACCATTAGCACCAAAAAGTGTTCTTTGTGCTAATGCTGGTGATGTCATATCAATACTTGCTAAATAATTATGGCTAAGTTCACCATTTGAACCTTGTAAAATACCCCAAAA